TTACTGCTCTTTGAATTTTGACACCGCCCACCGTATAAAGTCGGCGCGGCTCATACCGCTTTGTTTAATGATTGCGTCAATTTCGGCGATTTCGGCGGGCTTAAATGACGTACCCCATTTTTGCAATTCGCCTTTGTGCGCGTCCCGATACTTTTTATCGGCGGCGCGTTGTGCCGCACTTCTTGCCATATCTTATACCCCCTTAAAACAAATTGCTTTCGGCAATATACTTTTTTAATGCGTCGAACGTCGGGCAATCTGCTTTCGGCACGTTATAAGACGCGGTCACGCGCCCCGCACTTGTCGATACCGTCCACGACGCTTTGTTTTCTTTTGCCGTGTAAATCTTGCCATTTTTTTTGATTTCCATATAATACCTCCGATTTTTAGATTGTCGCGGGTTGACAACCCGCCGCCCGATGTGTTACAATAGGTCTTACGAAGGGACGGTTGCGCCCGTCCCCTCTGCCTATCGACGATTTTATTTATCGTCTTTGGTGGTCGCCTTGCAAGGCTTTTGCTTTTTAAGCGTTACAACAACTTTTACACTCTCGACCGTGTCGTTGTTTTCAATCGCTTTTGCAATTTCTTGCAAGGCTTTTTTGATGTCGTCCATGTTCTCACCTCCTTTATCTTTTGTAATTATATTATATCACTACCCCGTGATATTGTCAACTATTTGTCGCACATTTTTTAATAAATTTTAATATTTTTTATTACATTTTGCCCGCCTTCGTGTACCACGTTATTGACAAGCGACGGCGGTTTTTTGTATAATAAAACCACTATAAACAAGGGAGTGTATGTATATGAAGTGGTTTTATAATTTGCGTCGCCTGTATCGCAATATTATTGCGGGCGCGTTATGGGGCGCATTACTGTTAGTTGCGGGTATCGCGGGCGGTATTTACGGCGACAATGTCGACAATATGCACCCTGCCGTCGCGGTTGCCGTCGTTGCCATGCTCGTCGGGGCAATCGTTTTCACCGTTTTTGCGTCTATGGCAACAAATAAAGAAAAACAAGCAAATAATCAAAAAACTACCCCCCCCCCGAAAAATCAAGTTATCAACAATTTGCCGCGCGAAAGCAAGCCCGACGTTGTAATTGATACGCATGGCGTAAGCGCAAGTTTTGATAATGCCGAAATACACACAAAGGCGGTCGGAGTAACTTTTGACGATTGTCAAGACAATATCGCCGCAAGCGACATCGGCGACAAACTCATTATAAAACACGCCCCCGTTGACAAATACATTGAGTCAACCGACATTATAAACGCCCGCACAAATAAACGTATCGGGCGCATTAAAAAAGAGTTAGCGTTTGAATTGCTTGACCAATTCGGCAAGGGGTTTTCGCTTGACGGCGAGATAACCGACATCACGGGCGGTACGCCCGACGCGCCGACATACGGTTGCAACATCATTATATATAAATTTTAATAACGACATAAGAAAACCGCCGCCCGTTCGGGTGGCGGTTTTGTGTTGTTAAGTTTTTGTTTTGATGTCGTGCAAGAGTGCCTCGACCTGCGTTTTACACCAAGCGTCAACATCGCCACCGCAATTCTTTTGTATGTACGATATAACCTTGTCGGACATCTGCGCCTTCGCCGTATTGACCGCGTTTGTGAGTGCCACTTGCTGTGCCTCTTTCGTCCAACGGTCGGTACGCTTGATGTTGTCAACAAAAGTTTGTTGCGTTGCCTTTGTCGCCGCCTCGATTGCATTTAGTGCCGCCGTGAGCAATTCTTTTGCTTTTGCGTTTTTAACCTTTGACGATACAAGGGTTTTTAACTTCAGCAAAAGCCAAGATATAAGCCCGCTTGCGAGCGCACACACCGCACCGATTGCAACCTTTATAATAAGCGTCTGCCAATCCATTTTTGCCACCTCCTTTTAAGATTGATTGATATTGCGTTCCAAGCCGTCAATGCGGTGATGTGCCGATTTGACGCTTGACTCTAACGCCGCGATTTGTCGGGGTAATTCGGCAAGGTTTGCGTCGGCGACCGTTTGCTCGATACGCGATAGTCGCACGTTTTGCCCGTCGAGTTTGTCCGTTATAACGCGTGTGCTTTGCAAAAGTGTTTCGTTTTGCAATTTGATTGTATCAAGGCTCGCGTCGGCGCGGGCTGTTCTTGCGCCCTCGTCGCGTTGTTTCTGCTTGCGGGTTGCAATAAACGTAAAAAGCGTTGTAAGCCCAACAAGCCCCGATACGATAGACACCGCAAGCGCGATAATTTCCGTCGTCGTCATTATGTGTTGTACCTCCCGTAAAAAATTTTATCAAATAGTGCGTTGAGCCGCACAATGATACGATGTGCGTTGCAATGTTTCAAGTGCCCTTTGAACGATACAAACGATGTTTTGATGTCTGCAAACGCCATTTTGCCCGCGTCAAGTTTACGTTTGAAAACCCGCAACTTTCGGCGCATTTTCACGATACCGCGCGGGCGTGGTTTGATTATCACCTTGCCCGTTTCGGTCAAGACAAACCGCCGTTGCAAAAATGTTATGCCGCGTGATATTTTTACAATTTGCGTCTTTTTAGTATTCAATTTGATACCGAGTTCGCCGCAAATTTGTTTGATGTCCGACAAACACTTTTGCAAGTATTCTTTGCTTTTGTGTAACAAATAGCCGTCGTCCATATACCGTGCGTAACCCTTGATACGCAACACTTCTTTGATGTAATGGTCGAGTCTGTTCGGGTACCGCAAGGCGCACGCCTGCGATATTTGCGACCCCAACCCAAGCCCGATGTCGCCGAAGTCGTCGACAAGTTGTTTTACAAGCCCCGCAAGGCGGGTGTCGGTGTATTCACTGTCGATTATGTCTTTTAATGGTTTGTGCTCGATGTTGTCAAAATACTTTGAAAAATCAAACACAAGCGCGTACCCGTTTTTGCCGTATTTTCGATAATGACGTTGCAAGTGGCACACAAGGCGGTTGACGGCAAAATGTATGCCCTTGCCCGCCATGCACGCGCTGTTGTCGTAAATAAACGACCGCGACAATATCGGTATAAGCGAATAATCGCACAAGCACCGTTGCACAACGCGCTCGCTTATGTGTACGCTTTTGATATTTCTTTCTTTGCCGCGTTCAATTCGTATAAACGTGTAAAAGCCGCGACTTTTGAATTTGCCTTCTTTCAGTTGACGGAGCGTGTCGTTTACGTTTACAATCGCGTTTACCCTGTATCGTTGTGTGCTTGCTTTCCAACCGACACCCAAACAACACTTTTTGTAACTGTGATATAAATTGTCGAACGTAAACACCGCGTCGAAGTTGTCTGCCGCCGCCATGCTTTGCGCCTTCTTTTGTAAACGCTTTTGCTTGCGGCGTTGATACCGCGCCTCGTGTCGTTCCGTACTGTTCATAAATCAAAATTAAACCCCGTACAATCAAAATATAGTTGCGGGTTGCGATTGCAAGTGATACCAACCATTAAACCGATATACCGCAATAATCGGCAATGCAAGTAGCGTCCGATTGACCACATCGGGGTTTTAGTTTGTCCCTTGCGGGAAAGGTTGCACGCCCCTTTTGCAAAGACATTGATTTCACCCGTTTTGCGGGGTACTTTGTCGAGTCATACATAGTCGCAAAAGCCGAAGGACACGCCGTACGAATTACTCGCGTTGTTGTTGTTGACGTTACCGTCGTTGTTGACGTACCGAAAGTTGTTCGTGTTCGTCACGTTCGGCGAACGGAGCCACCAATTGTACGAGTCGCCGCACACACGGAATTTGCGGCGCACAACCTATTTATCAAGACAAGTTGCCGTATCGCTTTTTGTCACTTTCCTTCAGCGACGCAAGCAACTTTGCCTCCGTAGTGATAAGTGTTGCCCACTGCTCCCAAACGGTGCTTTTTATGGGTTTGTTTGCGTCGGTCGTTTTCACAAACTCGTGTGCGATGTCGATTTGCGATAATAGACATTGCAAAGTGCAATTTGCTTTTGTTACATATTCACGGCGCAATCGTGCGTCGTCTGCCGTTGTAACGTAAATGCTATTTGCCGCCTTCGCGTTGTTGTAAACCGCCGACGCAAGCGCGACAATGTCTTTTGTAATTAAAAACATATATCGCTTGGGGAATTTTGCACACGTTTTGATTGTGTAAATTTCCAACTCGCGGGCGGTGTCCAAAAATTGCACCGTGCTTTCGCCGCGTTGTGATTTCAAAACCGACATTGCCGCTTATTCCTCCGACGCACCGTTGTTGTCGTCGATATGCTCGACGGGCTGTTCGGGCATTTCGATTGTTGCCCATATATCAGCGTCGGCGACGACAAGGTTTGTAAAATCGGCGGTCGGACTTGCACCTTCGCCAAGATAGTGCGACTCCGATGTGTCGGGGTTTACCATATACCAACCGACGGGCGCGATATTATGCTTGTACACATAGTGTCGCTCGTCCGTTTCGATATGGAGTTCGTTGTTTTCCGTAAAAACGCGCCCGTTGTCGGCGGTTGCAATTACGTTGTTGCCCGCGATAGGTGCGGGCGTGGTCGCAAAATACTTTGTCATATTGATACTCCTTGATGTTTATTTGCGGGTTTACGCGCCCCATACAAGGGGCGCGATTGCCCGATTTGTGATTAAACGCAAAAGCCGAAGGACACGCCGCACGAAGAACTCGCGTAGTAGTTGTAGACGTAACCGTCGTAGTAGACGCCCCGAAAGGAGTTCGTGCCCGTCACGATCGGCGAACGGAGCCACCAACTGCACGAGTCGCCGTCACCGTTTGAAAGTGCTTTTATTCCGTTCGGGTAATAGCCGTCGTTGCCGTATTGTACGTAACCGCCGTTACGCTTAAAATACGCATATTGTTCGCCCTCGTCCGCATAAGTTGTTGCGGTTGTCCCGTTGACTTCAACCTCCGAAAGCAAAAACAATTTATCGTTTGTTGTTGTAATGGTCGTCGACTTATTGCCCGCCGATGTTTTTTTGTAAACGCTTTTTATAACACTTTGTAAATCTGCGGGCAACTGCGACAAAAGCGTCGGCATAACGCTTGTGCGCATTTTACTCGACTCCCACCCGCCAACGTTTGTGTTGCTTGCGTTCATTTGGTAGCGTGTCGCAAGGCAATTTTTCATACCAAACGTAATTGTATAACTTGTGTCCTCGTCGTATTCGGAGTCGTAATAAGTGTCGTGGAAAAAACCAAGAATTACAAGCGTTATTTTTTCGCCCGTCGAAAGCGTGATTGTTTTTTCGTCGCCGATGTTAAATACACAAGCGGCGCGACCCGCTTTTGCAATTTCTGCAATTTCTGCCCATGATAACGAGTCAAGGTCGTATTTTTTCTTTCTAAACGACGGCAAAGACAACCACGCCGTTTTGCCGTCGCCGATTTTTACGACATCGTTTGTTGTGTCATACCCAAACTCACCCGCCGCAAGTACGGGGTTTTTACTTGCCCATTGCGACGCGGTACCCTGCCGTTGTTTCATTTTCCAATTTACGGTTTTTGTTGCCATGATACCCTCCTTATACCCCGCCACCGTTGATTGTGACGGTATCGTTGTTACGTACAAGGTCGGAGCCGTCCGAAAGGTCGGTCGACGCGTGCGGTACACTGCTTGCGTCTGCCTTGCCGTCGAGAGCCGCTTTTACACCGCCCGACGTGACGGGGTTTGTACTTCCTGCCGTCGGGGTTGTATCAACCGTCAACGGGTTTTGTTTTGCGTTCCACGTCGCCTTTTCCGCGTCCGTAACGGTGCGGTGGTCTGCGTCCTGCGCCGCGTCCGCAAGGTTGCCTGACTTACCGATTGCGGCAATGTCGGCGGTCTTTGCGTACAACGCAAGGTCGCTTATTTTTGCATAGTTCGCAAGGGTTGCCGAAAGTATCGTGTTGACATCGTCGGCGGTCAAAAAGTTTGCGATTGCGCCCGTGACATAGTCCTTCGTCGCGTAATTCGACAAGTCAATCGTTTGTGTGCCGAGTGCCTCCCAAGTGTTGTTGACATAGATGTACTCGGTAAACAAGTTGCCCGTTTCGGTCGTTGATGTTTTCAATAAGTACACCGTCGTTGTGCTTATGTCGCTTGTCGGCAAAGAGTTTACAACTGCGATTGCAAACTTCGGTATTGCCGATATTGCCGCGTTAAGGTCGGCAAGTTTATTGTCGATTGCCGCCGCCGTGTAATAGTTGACAAGGTCGGTGACGGCACGAGTAATAAACTGCGACACATCGGGTATTTCGTCTTTACCTGCCTTGTCTGCAAGCGCGGCGGCGATACCGCCCGATTTTACGGGGTTTACGCTGTCTGCCGTCGGCACTTCGTCAAAGGTCAACGCGTCTTGTTTTGTGTTCCATGTTGCCTTTTCCGCGTCCGTAACGGTGCGGTGTGTTGCGTCGTCGATAAGGTCGGCGAGTTCACGCGCACCCGATATGTAAGGCAAGTCAAGCCAAGCCGTCACGCCGTCGCCGATTTTAATTTCAAAAGTGCCGTCGGGCTTGTACTCTGCGCAAAGTTCGCGCATTTCGGGTACGGGGTTTGCGTTTTCCCATTCGGCGGTTGTACCGCCGCGTATAATGAGTTTCGCATAAAGTGTTTTGTTGTCGTTCATTATGGATTACCTCCGTTTATTATTTCAATGTTAAGTCCCGTTGTTTCGTTTTCGAGTTTCTCAACGCGTGCCGTTAAATCTTGTATAACGGCGGGGTGCTGTTGTGCGATTGCAACATCGGCGGGTATAGTTCGCGAAAGCGTGATTGTGATTGCCTCCGTTTGCCATACCGTGATGTCGGTATTAGTGCCGCCCTCGAATTGTATTTGTAAATCAAAAGCGGCGTACATCGTCGTTTTGCGACGCAAGCGGTATATCAACCGCACTTCGTCGTTTGTGACGATTTTTTCAACGCGTGTGTCTTTATCGTAATACGCCGCTTTTACGTTTTGTAATTTGATATACGGCGTGTATTCCGCAAGGTCAAGCCCCGACACGGTTTTGCGCTTGATTACAAATTCGAGTTTGTCTGCAAGATTGTTTCCTTGTATGCCGACGGCATAATATTTGATAGGGCTTGCCGTATCATAAAAATTGATAATCATTAAACGCCGCCTCCTTCGATAATGATTTCGTCGGTCGTTTCGACCGTGTTTGTAACATCGTATATTGCAAGCACCTCGCCGTTGCGCTTAACGGTGGAGCCTTGCCCTGCAACGATTGCCTTTTCAAGTTCGGCAATTTCTGCGGTCATTTCGGCGTGCTGTTCGGCAACTGTTGCCGTTGCGCTGTCGGCTTTACTGTTTGCCGCCGCCGCTGTCCCGTTCGCCGCATTTGCGGTTGCAACTGCGTTGTCGGCTTTATTGTTCGCGGTTTGCGCCGTCGCGTTCGCCGCGTCCGACGTTTCAACCGCATTTGCCGCATTTGTCATGGCGGTTTGTGCCGTCGTAAGAGCATTGTCGACAATAGTTTTAATTTTTGCATAGTCCTCCACCGCCCCGATAAGTTTTTGTAAGTTCGTAATTTGCGTGCCCGATATTGCAAAGGAATATATCGGCAATTCGTATACCTTGTTGACATTGTCCGCGTTTGCCGCGTAAACGTCGTCTTGTTGTAATTGAATTGCGTCAAACGTACGGTTTACGTAAACAACAAAAGTACAGTTTTCGGAGTCCGACGGGTGGTACGTTTCAATGCGGGCGCACACATACCCAACAAAGCCGTCAAAGATTTGCGGCGAAAGTGTTTCGGGAGCCGTGACTTCGTTCATACGCCCTTGAATAACAAACGCGCCCGTGCCGATTTGAATTTGTTGACCGACAACGGTTGCCGCAAGTTCGGAGCCGTACCCCTTGTAATAACCGTTTGCTTTGTTTTGGTCGATAAAGCGTGATTTTACTTCGAGCGCATAAAGATTTGCGGCAAAGTTGAAAACGCCTTGATATGTTACGGGTTTAATTGCCATTTGCTTTTTTGTACCTCCTTAACCCTTGATAATTTCCGTGAGTAGTATTTTCTTAAAACCCAACTTGATTTTTGTCGATTGTCCGCTTGCGTCCAATTTTGTGATTTTTTCGCTTATAGGTAATGTCTTGTACAATTTGCCGTCATAATACAAGTCAACCTTCGTATAAAGCGGGTACACGGCAAAGTCGAGCGGGTCAACCGTAATGTTATTGTCGATTATGATATTGTCGACATACCGCGAGTTTGCAAGTTCATACACGGCGTTAAATTGCGCGTCGGCGAGATATTCACTTTCAAACCACTTTTGCTTGACGGGGTAAAGCCGACCGTCAATATTGCCCGCCGCGTCCGCTTGCACGATGTTATTGTCTTTGTCGCGGTAATAGTAGCGCGTCGCAATGGTTGTCGGGCGGGGTTGATATTTTGGTAACATTTTGGGTGTGCCGTCGTCATTGTATACGGGGTTGCCGCTTGCGTCCGTTTCCTGCACATCACTGTAAATGATGTTGCCGCTTGCGTCCGTTTGTGGCGTTTCGACGTTATATTTGATTGTTGCAACGGCTTTGTTTGCCGCCGCCGATGTAGTCGTCAACTCGTATATAAAATCACTTAAATTGACCGCGACCCGTTCGGCGCATTTTGTAAATTTGAAAATGATTTTACGAGCAACGACATCAAACTTTGTTTCGATGTTATATTCGTAGTATTTCAAATAACACTTCAAAAACGAGTATGCGTTTTTGATTTGGTATGTACCTTGCAACGAGCCATACGTTTCGGTTGTGTCGGTGTTGTCGTCGGGTATAATTACTTCGACGGCAATTTTTTTGACCGCCGCGTCCGTAACGTCAAACACTGCCGCCGCCACCTTGCGGAATATCGCCGACAATCTGCCGTCAAAACTGCCTTCGGGTGTAAAGTCGAGCAAAATTTCGGTATCGAAAAGCGATTTGAAGTCAAGCCCTTTGACCGAGCGTTTGTTGTATTCGGGCGTGACGGTATCGGCAAAACACGCGTAAACGTAATTGCCCGCGTCGTCGTTTACGATTGCGATTTTTGCGTCGTTTATGTCGACATCGCAAACACCTTCAGCGGTGAAAGTGTCGTTGTCGTAAACGCGTTGCGTCAAGTCGTACGTCGCGTTGTCAACGTTCGTGATGTGTTCGACGTTTTCGTCGTAAATTGCGATATACATTGCCGCCGCCCTCCTTAATCAAACAAATACCGCTTGACCGCAAGCGAGATTGCGCCCGCGTCGGTATCTTCCATATTTGACCCGATGTAATACTCGCCTTGCGGCAAGTATAAAAACGATTGCTTTGTTTTGTCGGTAAGTCCGTACCCGTTTGTCGATATACCGTCGGTTGTTACTGTGATTTTTTTGGTTGTCGGCTCGATAATAATTGTGGTACCTTCTGCATTGTTCGTTGCGAGCGCAATTTCGGCGACACGGTGCCCGTCAAGCGTTTCAATGTAAATGTCGATGTCGTTTTCAATGTCGCCCGTGATTGTGATTGTAATGGGCGCGTCAACAAAAAACGGGTTGCTTATGCGTTGTTTTTTCTTGAATACGTGCCCCGCAAAGCCGAACGGAAAACCGAGCGGGAATTTTGTTTGCCCTGCGTCGGTGTTTTTCAACGCGAAAGACTCCTCGACTTTTTCATACCAATACGTTTGACGTTCAAACACGAAAGGCTCGACAAAAACGCCTTCGTCGGTGATTTCGGTTTTACTGTTCGATTTCAAAACGACATCGCAATATTTGTCGGTCACGCCGTCGTCGTACTCGAATAAAAACAACGATGTACCGCACGCCGCCAAAAAATTCAACAATGATTTGTAATTCAAATAACCGTCGGAGCCGTCGGCATTAAAGTATATTTGTAACTCGATATTTTCAAACGACGGCGTAACGTTGACAAGGTGCTTGCCTTTGTCGCTGTCCTTATAGGAAAGCGCAAAGGCGTTGCCAAGTCCTTTCGGCTCTGCGGCAAGCGCATTTTTGCCGTTTAAGTCAAACGTTTTCGACCCGTCGTATGTGTGTAAGTAAAATTTACGCATTACATCGCCTCCGCAAGTTTAACGTTTATTTGCCGTACCATTTCGTCAACATCGACTTCGGCGGCATAGTTTTGTATAACGACTTGCACGTTTTGTGTCGTGTTGTTCGTCGAATAGTCGTTGTTGTAAATGTCGCCACCTGTACCGCCTGCGCCGATTTGGTCGTATGCGCCGCCGCCCGATGTTGCGGGCGGTGTGTCGTCAATTATTGCGTTTACGTCGTCGATGTCGTCAATGTCGCTCGTGTCGATACGCAACTTAACTTCGGCGATACGGTCAATATGTACACCCAACCAACCAAGCGCACCGTTTACGCCGTCAATCAACCCGTTGATAATACCGATTACAAAGTTGACCGCGTCCTCGATTACACCGAGCACAAGGTTTATGACCTTAATCACGCCGCCAAAAATCTTATTTACGATATTGCCGAAAACTTGAAAGAGCGGCGCAAGCCAACCAAGCAATGTGCCAAGCACCTGCAACGGCACTTGCAATGCCTGCAAGCAAATACGCATGGGTATAAGCGCAATATCAATGAACGGTTGCAACAACCCAAAAATCATTGACAACATATCAAAAAACGGTTGTAACGCCGTGACGACCATATTTATGATTTGCCCAAGTATGCCGCCGATAATGTCTAATATCGGGGTAAGCAAGCCCATAATTTGATTGAGTAACGACATTACGACATCAAGCACGGGTTGCAACGCCGACCCAAGCACGCCGACAAGATTGTTTATACTTTCACGAAAAGCCTCGCATTGCGTATAAAGCACCAAAAGCACCATTGCAATCGCCGCAATGATAAGTATTATGGGGTGCGCGGCAAGCACCGAAAGAGCCGCCGATAACTGCGGTATTGCTTTTATAATACTACCAACCGACGATACAAGTTTGCCAACGCCGATTGTAAGCGGTGCAAGCGCGGCAACAACAATCATTGCCGCCATTGCAAATTTTTGTTGCCCGACGGTAAGTTGCGAAAACCACTCCGCGAGCGATTGCAACTTCGGTATCAATTTGTTTTGTAATGCGTCGACGATAGATTGCACAAGCGGCATTACCGCCGCGCCGAGTTGTTGCGTAACTTTTTTTAACGACTCCTTCAGCAAATAAATTTTGTCGTCAAGTACCGCAAGCGCGGCGACCTGTTCGTTTGTAAGCGGCGACATCTGCGCAAACTCCGACTTAAATTGATTGATTGCGTCGGTGCCCGCGTTTAGATACGGGAGCATTTGGTTTGCGATTTTGTCGCCAAAAATTTCGTTTGCATACGCGGCTTGCAATGTCTTATTTTCCATACCCGCGAGCGCGTCAATCAAACCGTCAAACATTTCCTCTTGCGAGCCGAAGTTGTCTAAACTTAACCCCAAGCCCTGTATTGCTTTTGTTGCGTTGTTTACGGTACCCGACGATAAATCAAGAAGTGCGGCGCGTCCCTTGATAAGTGCTTTATTAAACACTTCCCAATCAACGCCCGCTTGCGCCGTAACGTATTGCCACTCTTGTATTTTTTCAGCCGATACACCAAGCCGCAACGCCAAGTCGTCAATTTCTGCGCCTGCCGCCGCCGCTTTTACGCCGAGTGTTACGGTACCCGCCGCCGTTGCCGCCGCAAGCGCGGAAAATGGCGCGAGAGCCTGCCCCGCGCTTTGAATTTGCCCGCCGACTTTTTGCACGCTGTCGCCGATTGCATTAAACTTGATTTGATTGATTTTTTCAAGTTGCTTTTGCAACTGTTGTGCGCTTAATTCGGCTTGCGCAAGTTCTTTGCTCAACCTTTCGTATTCGGCGGTATTGACGTTGCCTTCTTTTTCAAGGTAAGCAAGGCGTTGACGCAAAGTATCAACGTTTGCCGCCGTTTTGTCGATTGCCTCTTGCGCGACTTTTTGCGCACGCGCAAAGGTCGCGGAGTCGAATTTCAACTCCAACGACTTTTGCAATGCGTTTAATTCGCTTTGTGTTTCCTTTGCCGACTTGCGGCAAGCGTCCATACCTTTTTTGAAGTTTGCGGCGTTTGCGGTTATATCAACCGTTAAGCCGCGTATTTTTTCAGCCATTGCCGCCTCCTTTCAAAAATTTTACCGCGTCCGCTTGCGATATATCGCGCACATTGACGTTGCGGTCGGCTTGCGCACGCTTTGACTTCTGCTTTAATTGCATTTTTATATTTGTAATATCAAGCGAAAGCAAAAGCACATAAAGGTCGGTAAAATGCGTACGGGCGATAAATACATCGGGTATTTTATGCTCGACACACTTTGCCATTAAAGTGATAAATCGCGGCACAATCAAGTCGTTTTTGCGGTTGTTTCGCACGTTCGGGTTTAACTTGTCATACAACCGCAAAAGTGCTTGACTGTGCGCCATTAGTTTTTTGAGTCTGTCGTTGCGCTGTCGAGTATGATTTCAAACACGACTTTGATTTTTTCGACAAGTTGCGCAAGTCGCTTGCCGTCAACCGTATTGAATAATTGACAAAACGATTTGAAGTCGGCGATGTCGTCGCCTTCCAAAAAGCAATACAAGGCTTTTAAGTGCGACAAAACGTGTACCGTGTCAATTTTGCCTTCGTCGCGCATACGCTCGATGTACGCAAAAAGCGTTTCGTTTTTTGCGTTGTGCGGGAAGTTCGCCTCCCAACGTTGTTCGGCAAAAAGCGATGTGTCGATTGTGACGACGATTTCTTTGTCGACGGTGACAAGTTTTTTGGTCTTTTCGTCGAGCGACGTTTCAAAGGTCGGTAAAGTTGTTTTAATCATACCGTCACCACCTTACGCCTGCGAGTCGGGCATTTCGGGCAACACGACTTCGTCACCAAACGTATCGTACCCCTCGTCGTCGGGCGTTACCGTCATTTGCCATACGATAACGACGTTGCCCTTTTCGTCTTTCCACTCGGCACCGTTTGCGCCTTTCAAGGGCACGCCTTCGATTTCAAGCGGCGTATCGAAAGTCGACTCGTTGATGTCGTCGGTGTTTTGGTCGAACGACTCCGACGGGCGGGACGACGTAACGCCGTAAAGCCAAGTTTTTGCAACGGGTCTGCCGCCGTCCTCGTCAACGCCGCAAGTTTCAAAATAAATGCAATGCGTTACGGTCTGTTGTTGCTTAATATCGGCAAGCCCGTTTTTAAGACGCTTTTTGCGCCCCATTGCGATTTCGTATTCGTCGTTGACGTTATTTGTCGACATCGTGCCCGTTTTGCCTTTGTCGTTTACGATAGCGCAAAGACGGCGACCGTCGCCGAAAATCTTTTTGACGGACGAGTCGGACTCCAACGCCATTTTTGTTGCGGTGCCGTACGGCAACGGTTTTGCCCACCCGTGCGGCGCGGTTGCGTCGGGGGTTGCATACTTGATGTTTTGCACATTAAAACGCACAAGCGTTTTTTTGTTTTCTTTCATGGGTTTAATTACCTCCGTTATTCAAAGTATTTTTGATTGCCGCGAATATCTGCGGCTCGGTTGCGTCAAAGCATTTGCGTATAAACCCGTAATGCTTTGTGTTTTCGCCGTATTCCAACACTTGCGATAAAGGCACATCGGCGCGAGCCTCGCCCTTGCCGCCGCCTTTTTTCTTTCGGTGCACCACACCCTTCGCGGTCTTTGTGTTGCCGACGTATCGGTGGTTTGGGTATTCCTTTTTGATTTTCCAACTATGCGCCATTTCGCCTGTATCACGCGGTGTTGCTTGTTCAAGGGCTTTGACGAGCACTTCTGCACCTGCTTGTATTGCCTTTTGCCGCACGTCAAACATCTGCTCCGAGTAGTCGTCCAAGATGTCGCCGATAGCCGCGTCAAGGTCGGTTAAGTTTACTTTTTCAGCCACTGTCCGTTACCCCGATATACAAAAACTCGACACCGACCCCGCGATACCCGTTGTCGGTTTCGGGTAAATCGTGCTCACCGTTCGCAAGTCTAAAACGCGGGTCGGCTTTGAAGGCTTTTTTAATTGCCTTTATGCGCCGCTCCGCGTCCTTGTATCTTGCGTCGGTTTTGTCGTAAGTGTAATAATAATTGACATCGACATATTGCCGCGTAAGTTGCGCGTTGCCGTCGCCGTACGCACCGTCGCGGCTTGATACAAGGCGATAAACGACATACTCGTCATTGTTGACGGGCACCGTCGAGCCTTTGATTGTATCGACCTTGACGCGCCGTATGTGGTGCGATAGCACACCGTCGGGCAATAGCAATTCGTCAAGTTTTTTTTGCATAATGTCGGTGATTGTCATTGATTACCTCGCGACATACTGCTTGACGTTAAATTCAAGCATTTTGTTTTCGTTCAAATAGTTATCAGCCGCCGACGCAAGCACAAACACGCTTGCCGCGTCCGTCCTGCCGTAAAGATAAATGCGCACATCGCCGTTTACCAACGCGTCGTATATGCGACGCACAAACGGCATACGCACACGCGCGGGACGTATAACATTGTCGGCTTGTTGTTGTATTGCGACCGCACCGTACGAGCCAAGCCATTCGCAATAAAAGCAATCGGTCATTATCGGCGTGCCGTCGGTATTTGTGCCGACGCGCACTTTGATTGTTTCCCATGTTGTCGACGCGCCGCCGCCCGCCGTGTACGATGTCGATTGCTCGGCAAACTTAATCAACGTACGGGCGCATTTGACTTGTTGCTTTGCCACGTTCGTCACCTCCGCAACTGCGATATAAGCGCAACAACCATACCGTCTTTTTTTATGATTGCGTCGTTGTCGCCTTTGTCGCGATAGTCTGCCCATATCGCCTTAACCGAGTACGCGCGACGAGATGTCAACTTGTCGTCGGGCACCCCACTTTCGCGCATAAATTCGGTTGCCTCGTCGATGTAGCCTTGCACTATTGATTGTTTTTGCGGGTCGCTGTCGTAGTAACCCAAAGAATATAAGATTTGGTCAACTTCCGTCATACCGTCCCTCCTTAATCGTTCGCCGATTATGCGTTGCCGTACTTCAGCAACCCGCAATCAATCGTTGTGTTTTAGCCTGCCGACGCGGGCGTGGTCGCTTTCTTGCCGTAATAGAATTTGCTCGGAGCCGCTTTGCCTGCCACCATAAGATGTGCCGTATATTCGATAATGCGGGTCTTGCCGTGTACTTCTGCGTACACTTCGGTGGGTTTAACAAAGTTAAGCAAATAGTTTTTCGGGTTGCCGATTACAAAGTCGCCGTCGTGCAAACTTTCGTCGACTTCGACGGGCACGGTTGCAATCGACGATATGCCCGCGTTGTTGTAAAGCGGGAAAATGTAACGACCGTCTTTGTCTTTTTCAAACGCCATGTCAAGCGACATCGAGCGCGAGATGTAAATTTTTGCGCCGATACGTGCGCGACGGGAAAGCGAAAGCAAACCCGTCTTAATTGCCGCCGCCTCGTTGCCCGCACTGTACGCGGTGCCCTGCGTTGCGCCGACCGTAACGCCCGCAATGCGCTCGTCGGCACCCGTACCGTAAAGCACTTCGTCGGCGAGCAATAAGTTCATTTCGTTTGCAAGGTCTTTCAACAAATACTCGGCAAATTCCTCGTCGGTAAGTGCCAAAAGTTCCATTGTGACCTCAATCGTAAGCGGGTAATTGCCTTGTGCAAGCGTAAGTTTGCCCCACTTGATAGAGCGGTCGTCTGCCTTGACGGTTTCCTTTTTGCCCTTTGTTGCGCCGTTGCTGTCCTCGACAACATAAGGGAATATCAACGCGCCCTTGATGTGCGAAGGCGCGACATCGCGGTAAAACGCGGAGTCGACGGTATCAAGTTCGAGCAAGTCGTAAAGCACGTTTTGCGGAATAAACACGCCGCCGTTGTTTACGCCGTCAACCGCCGCCGACGGTTGCGTGTAGGTTTCGCTCGTTGTGGTAATGGCGATACCGATTGCGCGTTTTTCGTTTTCGTTAAGTGTCGCGGGCAATTTATCAAGTGCCGCGCGTACCTGTTTGCCGAAAGCCGAGCGAGCATAGCGCAACGCGGTTGCTTTGTCCATATCGGGCGTTGCAACGCCGTTGTGGGCGTTTGCGCCGTTTGCCGCGATAATCTGCTTGCCGCGTTCCTCTGCGCCGTTGTCGGCGGGTTTAGGGGTCTTTTCGCGTGCGGCGCGAAGTTCTGCGTCGTGGTCGTCCTGTGCTTTGCGTGCCGCGTCCACGTCTAACTGTTCAACGGCATAGTCGATTTTTGCCACTCTTGCCTTGATTTCGGCAAAACGCTTTTCGTCTGCGCCGTCAATTTCTGCGATAAGTGCGGCGCGTTCTTCCAAAAGTTCCTGTTTGGTTTTCATAGGTTTTTCAAACCCTCCTTAAATAAAAATTTTTCTTTTGCAAGCCGTAAAGCCGCTTGCTCGCCTGCCGCCCTTTTTTCGTTGTCCAACGCCGCCGCCGTGCGTGCTTGTTCAAGTACGCTTTTTGCGTTGTCCAACGCGGCGGAGCGGGCGTATATCGAAGTTTGCGGGTATGCGCCGTCATTGACCGCCGATACCTCGAAAACTTTTGATATTTTTGTTATGCGACGGTGTGGCAAGTCGGTATCAAGCCCCGACCATTCGTCGCCGTCTATTTTGACCCCGAAGGCAAACGACATATCGCCGATGTCCTCGCGGTCGACCGCCGAGCATAATTCGCGGGCGGTGCTATTGTTTTGCACGTCAAGTCGTGCGTTTATGTGTAAACCCTGCGCCGTGACTTCCGCGTCCATAGTTGAACGTTTGCCGCGACGGTGACGCGCAAGCGGTATCATACCGTCGTTATGATTGACCATAAACTTGATGTCGGTTAAGTCTGCACCGTCAAGCGCGTGCGGGTCTATTTCCTCCGTAAAAAAGTTGCCAATTTGCGTGCGCACACCAAACACAATCGGGTACCCTTCCACCACGCCTTCCAACGGTTTAATATTGACGGGCGTTGCGTCGGGTGCCGCACGATATACAATGCCGTTTTTGCCGCTTTCGGGCGGCGTTTGTCCGTTATTCAACATCGGTGTCACCTTCCTTTTTGTCGGGCGCGTCCGCGTCCGTATCGTCGTTGTTTGTTGCGTCGGGTGCCGCACTTGCTTTGCCTGCACCCTTTATTGCCTGCATTTGATATTTGTCGGCAAGCGTTGCATTGATGTAGTTTAACGACACGCGCGTGGGTTGCCCGTCGGGTTCGTACCCAAGCAACTCGCGGCGTTCGTCACGGGACAAAAGCGCGTCGTCTTTTGTTAGTTCGGCGATTTGTTGCCGACGTTCAAACGACAACGATTGCACCAACTTGTCGTAATACTTTATCGTGTGCCCGTACGCAAGTTGTCGCGGCGTAAATAACGTGACCTTCATTGACTCCGCAATCGACATCAACAAACCCTCGACCGCCGTTTGATAAAAAGCGGTGTACTCGCTGTCGGTGTATTTACCCAAGAATATCGGCAAAGACACGCCGAACGGCGACAATATTTCGTCACGCAAAAATGATAAGATATTCGTCGGTATGTCCGTTGCGTTGATGTTTATGGGCGTGAAGTCGCTCTCGTAGTCTGTCGCAACGATACCGTATTTACTGTCAAATAGGTGTTGCTCAAACTCGTCACGCGATAGCGTTTTTTTGTCGACATCGGCAACGGTTTTCATTGACAAGATACCTTTTAGCGACAAACTCGCCTCCAATGATTTCGGTATCGACTCTTTGATTACGTGCAATGTCTGCAAGTTTCCGAGCAAGTCTTTATATTCACCGCCGCCGCTTGCGCCCCCGCCGAAGTATGCGTTTGCGCCATAATCGTAACGTATGTGTATGATGTCGGCATACGGGCAATCGAGCGTCAATTCGCCGTTTGCGCTTTGTAGTTCGATACGCATTTCGTCGCCCGCATAGTATAATTTGACCGTTGCGTTTTCAATCGGGTAAAAGCCGCGCGTTTCGCGACGCACCGAGTTTGTGCCCGCAATCGGTACCTCGTTGTATGCCCAATAGATAAAGCAATTTTTGTTGACGATTGTTAAATACGCAATCTTGTATAAAAACCCTTTCAGCGCACAAAGTGGGTTGACACGGGCGGCAAGCACGGCGTTGATGTCGTCGTCGGTAACTTCAATGCGGTGCGGGTTTTGTCTTTCGATAACCGACTTAATGTTGCACTTTGACACTTCCTCGCACACGCGATGTATTGCGGTTTTGACCATGTCCGATTTGTGAATATCGACACCGAAAGACGAAAAAAGCACTTGATTGTTTACAAACCGTCTTGCATACGTGTTTGCCTTATTCCAACCGAGCAAATTTTCGATTGCCTGTTTTAACGCCACGCTTTAACCTCCTTGCAAAATAAAAAGTGGGTCGAGATACTACCAACACGCAATTTGCGTGCGATTGATAGCATATCGACCCACTTGTTTTTGAGAATTTGACCCAAAAATGGGGTACTCGCCGACATCTGCCGACGGATACGTTTATTAAATTGCCTTCATTATACGCATTTTTGCGGGTGAAGTCAATAGTTTGGTACGGGCTTTTGGTAAAATTATACCGTTATTTGCCTTCTTTTTTGATAGTGAACGTGTACTCCTGCTTACATATCGGGCAATAGTATGTAACGTTTGTAACCCCGTTGCGCGCGTCATAACGTCCCAAAAGACGATTGTGGACGGGGCAACGTATTTCGCGTTGATATTCTGTTGCGGGTTTTGTTTTTCTTGTTTCGTCGTTCATACTCAACCTCCGATTTTTGCCATAAATTCCGACTTGCACTCACGCAATGCGGCGTACGCAATAACCTTTGACATTGTGCCGTCAATTTTATTGCCGATGTACCCGCCGATTTTTTCGGGCATTACAAAACCTTTTTTGTCGACGCGTATTGCGGTATTTTGAAAACACCATGTACACATTTCGTTTGCGTTGTAATTGACGTGCCGCGCTTGCAAGTCCGTTTCAACGTTACGCGTCGGCACGTTCAAACTTTCGCACGTCATTTTGATTTTTGTCATTACATCTTGCCCGAAGTTGTGTGCCGTGATTTTCGCAAATTCCTTCGCGTGCCATTCGTCATACCCGACGCGGAGCGGGCGTATGTGATACGCGTCGTAAATTTCGCGTATATAGTTTGCGACAACATCGTCGTCAATTACATTGCCTTTGACTATACGCACAAGCCCCGCCGCCGCCCACTGTTTGTAGTCGCGTTTTTCGGGGTTTGTCGGCGAGTCTGTCGCGTTGTTGTCCCCCGCTTTTGCCTCCGTCACAAAATACATCGTGTGCAAATATTTTGTGGGGTCGTTCGGTCGCATAAACAAGAAAGTGCACGCGGCAAGGTCGTTTGTTTCTGCAAGGTCGACTCCGCAAATACACCAATTTTTCGCAAAGTCCGCAAGTTCAAAAGCACCGTTACAAGCGACGATGTCGGCAAGACGCAACCACGCCGCCGCCGATAACTGCTTGATGTTAAAGTCTTTTGCCAAGATGTACGCACGCTCGGCACCGCTTTTACTTGCGATGTCGACTTTGTCGCGCAAGTACGACCATTTTTTTGCAATGCCGACAAGCGGGTTTGACTTTTGCCACGAGCGTTCGTTATTCCAAACTTCTGCCTCACTGTCCTGCGTGTAAAGCCATATCAACCAACGGGGTGCCGACTCCTCGCCACGTAAAACCTTGCGGGCGTGTTCAAGCCGACGGTCAAGGTACCCGTCACGCACTGTACCTTCGGTTGTGATTTCAAAATACAACGGCTCGTCTTGCGTCGACAATGATGTTTTCAAAGGTAAAACAAGCGTATCGTCTTGCATTTCGTGCACTTCGTCGACGATAACGGTTTTTAAGTTTCGACCTTCGAGCGCACGTTGCCGCGCCGACATTTTTTTGATTGACGCTTTGTTTTGCGCCGAAAATTTGCCCGTCTTTTTACGCTGTTTTGGGTTGCCAAAAAATATGCCTTTTATGTTCTTGCGGGTAACTTTCGATACCGCGCGCGACTCCTCGCGAAAGGCGTTGATACAATCGAATATCAACCCCGCCTCCTCGTAGTCGTTCGACGCGCACATTACTTTTTGACCGACTTCACCGCAAAACCATTCGGCAAGCACAAGCGCGGCAATAAACGGCGTTTTGCCGTTTTTGCGCCCCATAAGCAACAACACATCTTGAAAGCGACGCACCCACCGCCCGCCGCCCGACGTTTCGGGGTCGTACATATAAAAGCCAAAAATCGCCTCTGCGATTGCTTTTTGACAAAGCGCAAGTATAAACGGTTTGCCCGCAAAAGGTGCCTCAAAGTGCTTGATTTCGTGTTCGATAAAGTCTATGCGTTTGTGCGCCTCGTCAAGCGTAAAACGGTACACGTCGCCGTTACGCAAGATGTCTTGCATAAGCATTTCAAGCGTCGTTTGCAATTCGTGCCCGACCAAGATGTCGCCACGCCGACACGCCTTGTAATACTCGATAAAATAACTATGCCGCCCGTCGACACCGTCGCTTAATGCCTCCCAACCCGTCAACGGTATAATATCGGGGTTTATCGGGAGCCAATCGACCGCCGCCGCGTCCGCGTTATTCGTATTTGTCAAGGTCTGTGTCGTCGTCATTGTTCAAGGCTCCGAGCATATCTTTGTTGAGTTTTTGCATAGCGGCGACATACTGCGCCATGTACTTGACGCGCATTTTGCCCGCCGCCGTTTCCTTTTGTATCGTCGGGTTGCGTTTATCGAATATCAAAAGCGGCAATGTTTTTATGGTTTCAAGGTCGGCGAATAACTCGGCGACCTTGCGTATCAGTTCGTCATTGACTTTTATTTTGATTTCGTCCGCGCCTGCCTGCGTGTAAAGGTCGATAAGTCGCTTATATTCCGCGTCCGCAATGCTTGTTTTGTCGTTCGGTTTTGCGGTACTTTTTGCCATAATTGCCGCCTCCTGTTTTGATTTTCCAAACTTTTCGTGAAAAAAGTCAAATTTTCGGTGTGTATTGAAAATACCTGCGCTGGGGAGTCTTTCCGCGTTTCAAAAAATTTTGAGAAGGCGGGGGGTGTATTTTGTTACGCTCTATAACGCGCAAAATAATTTTCGACCCAACCAATCGCCGCGTCACGGGCGGCGGGCGGCAACCCTGCTTGATGTATGCGCTTGACGCACTCGTCCTTCGGTGTCCCGATGTGCACAAGTTCCGCGCCGTATTCTTTAACGAGGCGGTCGCGGTCGAACGTGTCGGGGTATGTACCTATGATGTACGCGTCTTGCCACTTGCGTCGCATTGTTGCCGTGCGTATGTGGTCAAGCAACATATCGCGAATATTAAACGCAATACCCTTTGTCGCGTCGGGTTTGTCGTGCGGCTCGCAAACGCATATTGCGCGGTGTATCGCGTCAAGGTCAACCACAATATCATTGCGGGTTGCAACTGTGTTTACGTACGTTTTTTTGCCTGCATACGGCGCACCGTGCACAACATAAACGCGCTTTACTCCGACCACCTGCCCAAAGCGGTTATGTGTTGCATTGTGGCACTCGTGACAAAGCACCTCAATATTTGCGGGGTTTAACGCAATTTGCGGGTCGTCGACATTGTCGAGTGTCAATTCGATTTTGTGGTGCGGGCGCAATTCGCCGATGTCGAATACGCCGCCGCAACGAGCGCATACACCGCCACTTGCGACTTTGCAAGATTGCGCCAAGTCGAGATATTCTTTACGACAATAAAAAGCGTGTATCGGGTCAAGTGCCATGTTAAATACTCCCTTCGCTGTCGGGCGGTATCACGCCGCGCTCGGCAAGTTCCAATGCCTTTTTGCGCAATTCGATTGCCTGCGGGTCGCGGGCAAATTCGCCACAAAAACGATTGATAAGCAAAAATTGTATCATATTGCCGTCGGCGCGGGCGGTACGTTTATTGACCGTCGTTTTGGTGCTTGTAATGTTGCCGTCTGCGTCGCGATACGTGACCGTGCTTGTTTCCTCGTATTCATACCCCATTGCAACTTCGTATGCCCTGTTGACAAGGTCGGCTTTGAATTGTTGCCGAGCCTTAAATAGTGTTTCGTTTAGTTCGGGGTATTTTTTCTTGTAGTGCGCCCACTGCGTTTTGCCCACGTTGTAGTATTCGCAAAGTTGCCCTTCGGTTAGTCCGCAACGCGTATATCGGGCAATATCTGCCAAATAAGGTTCCACCTTATTTGCGTATTGACTTTTATTGCCGTTTTTTTCGGTTTTTTGGGGCGTTTCGGGTATTTCTGCACCGCCGCCCGTTTCGCCGCTTTTGGGGTCAATTTTGGGCGTATTTTTGGGTAATTTTTTGACCGTTTTTTTGGTCGTTGTTTTTTTTGACCGTTTCGGGGTTTGTTTCGGCATTATTTGCCCTCCTTTTTGACATCAAGTATCAGTTTGCAAAAAACAAAAATCGGTGCCGCCGCAAGTGCGATTAAAAGCGGCACGCAACAACCAAGCCACGACACGGCACACGCGCCGCAAGCCTTGCAAACAAGCAATATTGCCGACAATGGCAAACAAAGCACTATGACAACAAGCAACACGATGTAAAGCAAACTTATTATCACTTTTGACATTTTTCACCTCCGCGAAGTTTAATACTTAAAATCACATAACCTTCAGCAAGTCCAAAACCGCAATCTTTCAAAATATGCGTGATTGTCGCACTAATTTTGCGCCCTGTGTACTCGGTGCCCGTCCATTCACGCAATATCAACATATCGCCGACGGCAAAGTCGCGGTCGTCTTTCCGCAATTCCGCTTTTTTGCGTCCGCTTGCGACATCGTCAAAGTGCGGTTGTACGATTTTTAAGTCAATTATTTTTCGCATTTTCAAGCCCTCCCAAAATAAACAATTTTTCAACGCGCTTTTGTTTGTCGCGGTTGTTCAAGTGTGTGGTTGTTTCTTTTTGCCATATACAAGCGACATCGGGCGGTGCGACGTATTCGCTTACAATCACAATGTGCCCCGCCGCCGCTTGCTTTCTGCACCACTCCCAAAATTCGTTTGTATCAAACTTGCCGCCGTAACCGATACCTTCAGCATACGGCGGGTCGCAATATATCAACACACGCTCGCGGCTCGGAAAGCGTAAAAGCCGATAATCGCAACAACCGACCAAGATGTGTCGCAAGTTCGGGAGTTGACGTTCAAAGTTTGCTTTGCTTTCGGCGAAGTAGTCGCGCGTGCCGCCGTCTTTCGTATTTGCCGTCGCCCCGTAACAACCGCCGTACACGCGGGCATTATAGGACGCAAAAAGCAAGATTGCCGCGCGGTACCACGCTTGATATTTGCACGGGTTGTCGCGTACGTCGTAATATTCCTCGCGCGACGGCGTATGTAACAAGTCAAGTAATGCGGGGTTGTCGCGTACCGTTTCGACAAGTTCGCATACAAGCGGGTCAATGTCGTTGCCGAGCCTGTATTCGCATTTGATTTTGTCAATGATATTAAAACCGCCGACGAACGGCTCGACATACTGCTTGATGTTGTATTCGTCGATGTACCCTTGAATTATCGGCACAATGTCGTTTGCGATTTTTGCTTTACTCCCGATGTATTTCACGTTTCGTTGCCTCCTTTTGTTGTGACCGCGCCATTTTGACATACACATACGCGCCCGACACATACACGCTTTGTTTTGCCGTAAATGACGTAAGATTGTAACCTTTGTACATTTGCTCGAATACCGACCGACGGTTTAATTTTTCATTGACGAGTCGGTTTACCTTGTTTCGCGTAAACTTGCAATCGGCAATGGTGATTTGCGGTTTTTGCAAGTTCTTTGACGCGACGTATCGTTTTGACCCGCGCGGGTCTTTCGATATGTATCTTGCCATACCCTCATACCCGCTCTCGTCTGCCTGCAATCGTCGGGTTTGTGTTCGCGCACCGTTTCGCCACAACTTTTCCGCGACATCGCGGTCGGGAAAGTTTGTAACAAAGTGGTGATGTACGCGCTTTTTGCCTTTTTCGGGGTCGTCCTCAAATTCCGTGACATAAACGTACTTCAAAGGCGGGTACCCGTGCCGTTCGGCGTAATATTTTAATCGGCGCATATACTTTTGCATTTCTTTTTGCGCCGCCTCCACCGTCAACGGCAACTTTGTGGGCGAATATGTAACCGTGCCCCAAATATCGTTGTCGGTAAAGTTTGCGTTGATAAGGCGTATCAAGTTTTTTGTCGCGTTCTTTGCGTTCAATGACTTTTGCGCCTTGCGGCTTTCTTTTGTCTTTCGTGCCCGCCCTGTTGCCCTGTATGTATTCCACACGGGGTAAATTTCACACTCCAAGACATTGCCGCTTTTGATTGTCTTTGTACGATAATGTGTGATGTGCGGGTCGTTTAATATCTGCAACCGCTCGTCGTTTGTGTCCGTATATGCGTAAATGTCGTCAAGGTCATAACGTACGGGGTCGAGAGTGTATTTTGCCATGATTGCCTCCTTGATGTTTAAGTCAAGGACAATGACGCGGGGGTCTTGCCCCCGCACCCCCGCAAGGCTCTGGAATATGACACATGGGGTGCGCTGTACATCACGCCGTCGTGCCCTATTCCTGTTAAAAACGGGTGCCGCGTTTTACTCTTTCCGTTGTGTGTTACTTCCCGTCGCTTTCCTTGCAAGGTTAGCACACTCGCCAAGCGGACGAGTCAAACGTTGCTTACGCAAAATTTGCTTGCGCAAATTCACGGCGTTTGACTCTGCTTGTCGGTGTGCATAACCGTATGCAAGGCGACGGAATATAACACACAACATCAATCGGGCAAGTTCTTTGTTTCGTCGTTAAGATAATACTTCATTACAAGCCCGTAAAAGCACTCGTTTGACCTTGCAAAAGTGTTGACAATCAAACCACAAAATGCTATAATATATACATGGTTTGGTTGATGTCATTTTGCGTCAACATCGGGCTTTCGCAATGTGCCAATATCAGCGCGAAAGCCCTTTTATTTGTCCTTATTGTGCGGTTATGTATTTACCGTGCCATGTGCCGTCGTCGGTGTGTCCGCACCGTCGGCGGCTTTTTTGTTGATTTCTGCAAGCCTTGTATCAAGTGCGCCAACCGCTTGACGCACAAAGTCGCTTTTGCTTAAATAACCCAACTTGCGCAACGCGGCGGGCGCAAACACGCGCTCGGCGACATCGCGGGGTATTTCAACCGTCAAATTGTAAATGTCGATATTTTGCCGACGCTTGCGGGTTTTTGCCGTATGTACATTTGTGGCGGGCGTAATTGCCGCCGATGTCGGCATAAACGCAACTTCGCGCGGGTCGTAAATGTCCGACGGTGCACAAACGAGCGTATCGCAAATAACTTTGAATTGTTGCGGGGTCGGCAAACACACGTCGTTTACAATCTTACTTAAAAGCGGTTTATCAACCCGCGCGTCGACGTGATGTACTGCGTCGAGCACTTCTTTTTGTTGTATGCCTTTTGTTTGCATTACCTTTTTATATTGTGACATTGTGCGCCTCCTGCCCGCCCAAAACGGGCGGGCGATTTCTTGATTTTAGATTAAAGGCAAAAGCCGAAGGACACGCCGCCCGAATTACTCGCGCCGCCGTAGTAGACGTAACCGCCGGTGCTGACGTACCGAAAGTAGTACGCGCCCGTCACGTACGGCGAACGGAGCCACCAAGAGTACGAGTCGCCGCGACGCTTTTTAATTCGGTTTGCCGCGTCCGCAAAGTACGGGTATTGCGAGCCTTCACCGCTTGCGCTGTATTCGACATCGTCGCCGACAATTTCAGCCTCCGAAAACAAAAACAATTTATCGGCGGTCATTTCGACATCGTCGGAGCCGCCGCCCTTGCCTGTAAATTTCGCAACGGTGCGTAATGCGGTGCGGAGTTCGGCGGGCAAAAGTTTTTCAATGCGCGACATATAAACGGTGCGCATTTTGCTATTTTTCCAACCGCCTTTGTTCGTGTCGTCCTCGTTCATTTCAAACCAACCGTCAAGCACACCTTCGATTGCAAAAGTGATACCCGCCGCCGCGTCCGACTTGTCGTTATAAATAACATCGTGGTCAAAACCGATAATAACGGCGGTCAACTTTTCGCCCGTTATGAGTTCGAGTTCTTTTTTGTCGCCGATACGGAAGTTTGCCGCCGCCTTGCCCTGCGCGGCGATTTCGGCGATTTCCTCCCATGTGTAGTCGGCAAGGTTGTTGCGTTTGACCCCGTACTTGTCCGCAATGTCGTTTAACGCATTGCGCACGGTATAATACACATCGCCGCAAAAATGCTCGGCAATGGTATTGTCGATGTCGTTTATGACCGCACTTGCAACGTCGGTTGTGATTTGTTGTTTTTCCTTGTTTGTCATTTCGATTGACTCCTTTATAATGATTTGTTGCGGCAATATTGTTTTGTCGTCGATGTACACATCGGCAAATATCTTGCGCGTGTCGCCGCCGTACTGTTCGACGTTCTGCTTGACATTTTCGTTTATGTAGTCGAACGTTAAGCCCTGTTGTTTGCACCATGTGACCGCGTCCGTAAGGTTTTGACCCGTTCGGCACGTCCACAAAATAATTATGTTGCCCGCCGCCCGCAAGCGTTTTACATATTCAATTACGGGCGGTATCGGTGCCCCGATGTCGGGGAATTTACCTTCACAAAGCGTGCCGTCAAAGTCAACGGCAATTATACGCGGGCGCGAATTACACATCGTCGTCGGTTTTATCGGACGGTGTCGCGTCCGTCGCGGGGTGATACGGTGTAATTTTTAGATACAAACCCGTATTGCCGCAAAGCGCACCCGTCATACCACCCGTTTTGTCGGTGGTAACTTCGATTGCCGCGTCGGGCGTTTTGTTGATACTGTTTATCAGTTCGCCAAGTTCTTTGATTGTAAAATCTTGCATTTTTATTTGTCCTCCTGTTGATTTCGCCTTTCAATATGCACGCTTGAACCGCCTGTCGGTTGTATTATTTGCGAATGGTCGATATTGATGTTGTAACCGTACTTTGCGCAAATTTTGCCAACCTTGCGGCAAAAGCGATTTGCTTTGTTGATGTCTGCCGTCAGCGATACGCAAGCGTTGTTTGACGGGGTCGTCGCGACGGTTGTTTCAAGCGGTATTTTGACGCTTATTTCAATAAAAGTCGGTAATTGCGCCACGTTACACCTCGTATTGCGTGCCGTCGCTGTATGTAACTTTAATTACAACCGCGCTTTTACTGCCCGACGCAAGTTTGATACTTAACCGCGAAAACTTGAAAGCCGCCGCCCCGACAATACCGTCGATAACTGCAATGCCCGCATTTGTAACAAGCGTGCAAAACTCGTCGCCAACTTTGATGTTGTGTTCGGCGCAATAGTCTTGCACCGCGTTTATGCTCGACTTTAACTTTGCGATGTTCTTTTCGCGCCGTTCGGCTTGCGCTTTCTGCTCGCGATACTGTCGCGCGTCGTAGCAATCGCACGCCATTGTTGCCGCCTCGTCCGCGTCCGCGACGCTGTCGTAATTTGCGGTCGGTATTGTTTGTTTGCCGCAAAAACGACAAGTCGGGTAATGTGTTTCGGGGTAAAAATCGTCGTCGTTTTCCTCGACATACCCGTTAAGATGTTTGTTGCTCATTGTAAACCTCCGATAAAATTTGCTTTAATGCGTTGATGTCTTTTTGCAAACACTCGATTGACCATTCTTTGCGATGTATTTCACTGTGTATCAGTTCACGGCGCATTGCGTGCGCCGTCGCCTGCGTTTTTGCAAAACGTAAATTGTTGCGGCGCATATCGGCTTTTTTGACCGTGTACTCACTGCGCCATAAACGCTCATTGCGTGGCGCGTCGGGGTCTTTGTCCGACACGATATATTGCTTTTCGGTTTCCTTGACGATGTAGTACATCTTTATATCGCCGCAAAGGTGATACACATCAACAACATACAACATCGGTTTGTTTGTTGTTTGATTTTCTGCCATGCTTACCTCCTTAAAGCGCGTAAATATCGACATCTTTGTCGACAACAAAGTTGTGCAACGTTTCGCCCGATTTTACAATCGGCGTTGCACGACTATACGTTTTGTATTCGATTACACCACCGTCGGGCATAAACGGAAGTACAAACGATAAGTACGATTTGTCGCTAAACTCGGAATACTCAAAAGCCGTAATGTCTTTACGTTTAACCGTGACACGGTCGCCGAGTTGTCGGTCGTATATGACGACCGTTTTTTCGGGGTCGGTGATGTTCTCGATTTCCTTTACGAGCCGTTGTTTTGCCCATAAACGTTGTGTGGTTTGGTTGTCTGCCATTTTTTGTGCCTCCTAAATGTTTAATATATCAAAGATAGATACTTGCGCTCGTTCGGCGTTCAAACGCTTTACGCCCGCGTCGTATTCGTCCTTGTCAAGTTCAAAGCCGACAAAGTCGCGTTGCAACTTATGTGCGGCAACCGCTGTCGAGCAACTCCCCATAAACGGGTCAAGTATAAGGTCGTGCGGTTTTGTGTGTTGTTTGATTATTCGCATTAAAAGCGGTATCGGCTTTTGGTTTTGGTGTATTTGCTCGTTACCCGTCACGCGGGCGTACGTCCATATATCGTCGTATCGCGGCACATCGGGGTTGAATTTTGCCCGCCCTTTGTTTGCGTAAATGATAAACTCATACCGCTTGCCGTATTGTGCCTCCAAGTCGCCCGCCGTGTGGTTGCCTTTGTCCCATACAATAATGTTTTTGATTGTAAAGCGCGTTTCGATTTGTTGTTTGAAAAAATCGACTTTATCGGAACCGCAAAACATATAAAGCGGGGTGTCGGGTTTCATAACGTCGTAAAGTAACGGTATCAAGTCGACAATGAGTTGCGGGTTGCTGTCGTTCTTTATGGGCTTGCAAAACTTGTCTTGCTTATTCTGCCGCCTGTTCGATTGATAGTTGATAAGGTACGGTGGGTCGGCAATCACGCAATCAGCGTGTACCCCCCCCCGTGACATATCGCGCAACCCGTCAAGGCAATCAACGTTGTAAATGTTGTTGCGCTCGATTATCATTGCCCGCCGCCTTTGTCGCGCTTGACGTGCGGCGCGTCGCGGGTTTCCTGTTCAATAAAGCCGCATTGCCCGTCAACCGACGCTTTGAAGTTCTTTGCGTGTTCAACCTTGCTTGTGTATTTGCAATCGGGGTTGCAATGTGCGCAAGCGGTACCGTCGCACAAATACCATACTTTTACATCACTCATTGCCCGCCGTCCTCCGCCTGCTTTCCAAGAAAAGCAACCACCGCGTCGTATTCGGTTTTGCTTACCGCCTCCCACCAATGCGACGTGTCGCCGTTGTCGTATGTAATAAAATAAAGCACTTCGTATTTTTCGGGCACGGTTTCGGTGTGTATGTTCGGCACAAGCACGAAGTCACCTGTCCAAAAATTATATTTGTATTCATAGTCCGTGACGGTTTCTTGTGTTTGCGGTGTATATTGTACGTCCTCGATTGTTTTATCGACAACGACACGGTCGTCGCAAGCCGTAAAACATATCGCAATAATTACGCATAATAAGCACAACGCGATTGTTTTTAATTTTTTCATTGCCTGCGCCTCCGATGTTCATTTGCAAACGGACACGTCGCCCAATGCGGCGTATAACCTTTGCCGTCAACAAGCGGCACAAGTCCGCTTTGCGTCGGGCGCACAATGCTTGCTTTTAGCACCTTGCCCGCGTCCGTGACAATAACGTCTTTACCTTTGATGTTGTCTTGATAATCGACCGCCGCCGCGTCACACGGCATTTTGCGCCCGTTTTCGGTTGTAATAAATATGATGTCGGCACCGCACGTTCGGCACTTTGTAATGTTGTGTGTCATACTTTACCTCCCTGTAATTCGTCGCACTTTTTTACATCGACGCAACGCTTGCATTGCTTTGTACAATAGGCGTACGCGTGCGACATACCGATTGTGTGGTAATTCGCGCAATAATGCGGGTGTGACCACGTGCGCCGTTCGTGATGTTTGCATTTTTCGCAATTTGCAACTTTCATAAATCACCTCCAATGATGTCAAATATTGATACTTGCGCTTTTACGCCATTGAGTCGCGCCGTACCTTGCGCGTAATAGTCGGAGTCAAGTTCAAACCCGATGTAATGCCGACCGAGTTTATGACACGCAACGGCGGTTGTAAAACTGCCCGCGAACGGGTCAAGCACGATGTCGCCCTCGTTCGTAAATGCGTTTATTAAGTCAATCAGCACCGACAACGGTTTTTGCGTCGGGTGGAAGGTGCCGTCCTTCAGCAAGTCAACGCGGTTGTGTGTGATAATGCGGGTGGGATTGTCCGTCGATGTGAATATCAACTCACAATCGGACATTGTCAAACCGCGTTGCCCTTTGTCCCATACGACCCAACCTTTTTTGCCTTGCGGCAAGTATTCGTTAAAGTAGTTTGCGCCGAAAACAATTTGATTGCGGGACACCGCAAACATCGCGTCAAAATATCGTTTGTCGGGCGGTGCCGCGTCCCATGTCTTTTGTGCGTGCGCCTTGCGGCTATGTTTCGGGTTGCGGGCGTTGTATTCTTTTTGACCGTCAATACCGATACCGTATGGCGGGTCGGTGATAAGCCAATCGGCGACAATTCCTTGCGTCCGCATTTGTTGTAAACCGATAAGGCAATCAAGGTTGTACACCTTGTCGACTTCGATTATCGGCGGGTTAGTCAATGGGTTTATCATTTACCCCCCCCCGACATCACGTCGCCGTTTAACCCGTTTGCCGCCGCCTCCGCGCGTACATCGGCGTATTTGTCAACGTGTCCGCAAGGGTTTTGCCATGTATCGCAAAACAGTATGCGGGAGCCGTCGTATGACCGCCCGCTTTTCACTTCGCCGCGCGGTGCGCCACATTTTGGGCACACCCAACGCAATTTGACGTACACGCCGTGTGTGCCGTCGTGTTCGGCACGCGCGGGTATATAAACGGTTTTAATCGGAGCGTCGGGCGCAACATTGTTTACCGCGTCCAAAACGGTAATGTGTTTTACGTGCGATTTGCGAAAGTGCAACTCGGTTTTGCCACCTTCAAGGTAATACCCGATAATTTCTTTATTGTCGTTGTCTGCATACGTACAATAATGCACCGCGACCGTATCGACGTGTAACACGCCGACTTCGACGCAATCGTCGTACATGGTAAGCGCAACGCGCTTGCCGATGTATTGATTGAGTACCACGTCCGCGTGTTTATGTATTTGCGTTTGCGCGAGTCTGTCTGCCTCCATTCGTATCGTTTGTTTGCGAGTCAAAAACGTACGGCACGGTATCACCCATTTTGCGTTGCAAGCGTCGCAACACGTGCCCCGCATAAACGGGTGGGCATTGTTGCCGACCCCGTCAAATTGATTTCCGCATATACAACACTTTTTCATTTTTTCGCTTGCCTCCGTTCGATAACGTCTTGTGTGATTTTCGCAATCATTTTTTCGGTCAAGCGCGGTAATTCTTTGCCGCCGCCTCCGCATTTGTGACAAATTCCGTCGTGCAATTCGGTATAAGCGACCGACAATGCGTAACTTCCCGACCCGCCGCAACGAGTGCAAGGCTTGCCGAAGTGTCGCATAATGTACAACCGCGCAAGTTTTGCCAATTCGTTGACCGTTTTCAATGTCGCCGCGTCCTTTTGCAAAATGTCGGGGAATACCGCCAAAATTGCTTTGCGGTCGGTATTGTCGAGCCTGTCGAAGTTTTGCCGCCATAAAAACCGTTTTGCGTCGTCGTCGATGTAAACCGCTTTTACCTTGTATGTTGCCGCGCCTTGCTCCGATATGCCGCAATACGCTTTACCTGTTATGTTGCCGCTTTCGTCGTAGTATTCAACGGTGTGAAAGTCGCAAATACAACACGCGGGTAAATCGGCGGGTGGCTCGTATGTGGTGAGTTTGATTTTCATTAAAACGGCACCTCCAAAATTTCGTGGTTGTCGTAGATGTTGCCGACAACTTCATACGACCGTTTGTAATTGTCGTACCCGTCGCCGAGCGTTCCCGTCAATTCGCTTTGTTGCTTGTCGATGTAGTGCATTGCGCAAAATGCCGTATGCTCGCCGCTGTACGCAACGTAACGTAAATACTTGCCGTCAATCTTGACAATGTCGCCTTCATATATCAACTCGTCGCGCTTGTCGGTCAAGCCCGTGTATTCGCCAAGCGTGTCAACGTCGATAAAATGTATCTTGCCGTCAAGCGTTTCAAGCGCCGTGATTACGCCGTCCTCGACGGTGTCATAACGCGGCAAACCGTAAACCCACTCGCCGTCGGGGTACCGCTTTGCACGGTATAATATCAAGCGTTGTTTTTTCATTGTTCACCCCAATAAATGCTTTTGACGACTTCGTATGCAATCATAATCGGCGAGTCGGCGGTAACGCATATGTCGCGGGTTGCGCCGCACGTGTACGTCAACGTGACGATTTCCTCGCGGGTTTCGGAGTCTTTCCGATAAACGACATCGGCGACATCAACGCCCGCCGCCCGCAACATCGGCGCAAGGTTTTTGCGGACAAACGCCGCTTTGTTTTTGCTTTCCTGTTCGTCGCGTGCCGCGTCCGTGTTGATGTAGTAGCCGTAAACGCAACGGGAGCCGTCGCGGGTGCAATCGTATGTATCGTGCAATACGCCGTCAATAACGGCGACAAAGTGCCCCGAAAGGTTGCACACAATGCGACCCTTCGGCAATTCGTTTTCGCGTAAATGCACGGTGCAACCTTGCCCGATGTGCATTGTTGCAACCCATGTAAAGCCGTAATGTTCGAGTATCTTTTGCGCCGTTTCTTTGCGGCAACCCGTGCGGGCGTTTGACCGTTTCGGGTTGCGCTTTGTGATACGCTCGCTTTTTGCGTATTTGTTTATAAGGTCGTAAACCTCTTTGTACGGGCGTTGCGCCGCGATTGCTATTGCGCGACACACACAATCGCGTGTATCGCCTATGTAACCCGCCGCCGCACGTCCACCGTCGTCATATACAAACTTCATTGCGCCGACCCCCTGTTGTCAAAAAAGGCGGTAATGTTGTAGTCGCCCCAAGACGAGTGAACGGTTTGCACCGAGCCGTCGGTATATTTGACCTTGCCTTTGATTTTGACTTCAAACCCCGTGTGGTCGGGGTATTGTTCGATTTTAACTTCAATATCAAGACAATTTTTTGTGCCGCCGCCAAAAACCATATTTGCTTTTGATAGGTTGATACCTTCGTTTTGCATACGCCCCGCAACCGTTTGTGCCTTTTCGGGTGCGGCGGGAGTAATGCCGTTTGTGTACGCGTCGCCGTAAAGCGTCCACATCGCTTTTTCGTGTTCGGTAAGCGGCAAACCAAGCGTACATTTTGCCGCAATTTTTTTTAATGTTTCAATGGTTTGGTTGTTCAT